AAAACAAGCAGGACGATTCCTATTGATGGAATTGAGCCATCTAAATCGAGAAGGAAAGCGGATGCGGTATCCCAATCGGCGTGGGTTCGTTCGACTTGGAACGTAATGTCCGATGTTCGCCCAACCCGATCAAACAGAACGGGGTCAACTTCGCCTATCGGAATTACAACATCGGTTACGCGATCAACTTTTAATTGAAGCTGTCCGATAGCTACGCCACCGGACAAGGTGCCGTCACAGATGTCATAGCTTCCAATAGATACGAGCATTCACGCAGTCCATTAAGGAACTTCAAACGTTAGCGCTGGATCAATCGTCGCACCGGAACCGCTGCCGGTTCGATGCAAGGCATTCAGGAACATGACTTCGCCGCGTTGCAAGACTCCCGTTTGATACAAGTCTTCGCTGCCCAGAGCGCCACAGTTTGAAAGCGTAACGATGAATCTGTCGCTGGTAATAACCAAATCTTCGTTACTGCCGCCGATTTCATCACCGGGCAAAAGCGCGGTTGTGTCCTGAACTTGAATCAGTGTGTCAACTTCTGCCTTTAGAAGGTTGGCCGGTTTAAATTTGCAGCTTGCCGTGTAGCTGCTGGCATCGTAAACGCGGTCAATGATTCCGAAGTTATCAACGGCAATGTCTTTTGTGGCAAAATTCGCTTCTAACGCGAAGCCTTCAATCGCCAGCATTGCGTCGTAGGGTGACGAGCGCACGCCTAACGCAGCCGTGTAACGCGCGTAACGGATATTGTCTACGTCCAACGTGTCGCCAGAGAATTCCGCGTTTACAGCCGTATACCACGCATCCGCAGCGGTTAAATCGAAGTCGCTAGCCATTAGCGCGGTGAACGTCATTTCGCTTTGAATGATCTGTCCGCGTGTCGCCGTGCAAAGGATGGTAGGCGATTTGCTGATCGCGCCGCGCTGCCAAGTGACCTTGTTTAAGTCTGAGCCGCTGAAAGGATGTTGCGCCCAGATGATTAACGGAAGGTCCGTTGCGCCAAACACGGATGAACCGTGCAAGTTGCGCGCATCGGGAAACATTGAATTGAGATAGTCGGCGTCGAGTACGCCCGCTGGTTTGCCCGTGAACTCGACAACGAAATCTTTCGCGATGTCGGCAATCTTGCCGAAATTATCGACAATAATCGCGTCGGTGTTTCGTTTTAGTGAACCTTTCAAGCCGTCTTGAAAGTAATAGGTGGTCCCGTTGAAAACGACAACCGCGGGGCCGGTGATTCTTAATGGAACTGACATATATTTTTTCTTTCTTTGTTTATGGTTCTGCGGTTATCTCTGCCGCTACTTGCGGAGCGATAAAGTGACAAATTCTCGAAACGACTAATGTTCCAACCTTATCTTGATCGTTCATGTAAGTGCGTTCGCGTTCGGTGCGGAAAGCATCGGCATAAACAGGACTCTTAACTGAATCCGGTTGAAAGCCATGAAGCGTTCCCATGACTACAGTTGCGGCTTTCATCAGGCGCACTTGTGTTCCGAGATCGCTCCGGTTGAATACGGGCGCTTCGCTGATCCAAACATCAAACCCAAGCTTCGTGATGAGCGGGCCAGGAATGTCCGGTTGTTCAATCGCGCCTGTCGGGCAATGCACGACAATAGCGAGGCCGAGTTGCGCAATGTTGGCGTCAAACTCGAATTGAATGTCGCCCTCGTCTTCGGTTAGGACGTTGAACGGCGAACCGTCTGGCGCTTTGATTGCGCTAAACGGTGACGTGTCGTTGAGCTTCGCCGCGATATCATTCTGTAACTGCTCAAAAACGTTTTCAGGATTCGGAATCATGGGTGGAGAAATTTAGCAACTGTTTTCCAGTAAGTAATTTTTCGCTTCAAAATCGGCGCGCACGCAATCAATTCCCCGTTTCTAATTACGAAACCTGCACACAAATAACTCGTTGTGACTTGATACAATCCGTCTTTCATGGCTTTAACGACTTCACGATCTCTTTTTCAATCTCCGTGCTGATATATTGCGCGTTTTCATTAATGCCAGTACGGAATGGTGCGCGCGCTGGTAGTGTCCGAGTCCCGAACTCCTGAAAGGCCGCGTATTTGACGCTTGAACCAATCGCGCCGCTGACAATCGTTTGATTGCCTTCGCTGGTAACTGTCGCCTCTGTCGATCGCGTCCTAAGGCGTAGCTGGCCGGTACGTTCGCCCAGACGGTGTTCGGACACGGGAAAGGGACCGTGGCCTGTTAACCGCTTTTCCTGTATCCGGCCAGCTACAATCAACAAAGCTCTATTCATGCCGCGCTTGATCGCTTGCGGGAATTGAGTCGGATCGCGGAATCTGTCTGCAAGCGCAATCGCGGACGGCGAAAGTTGAATTGTGATTGTGGCGCTCATTGTTTCGGTGATTCCGTTGCGATTGCTACACAATGGCAATTGATTACGTCCTCCGGTCCTGCGTTCTCGTCGCCCGGATACATCATTAGCACGCCGCCAACGTCGAACGGTTCATCAAGCGCAACGGTCTGGCCGTCTGTCTCGATATGCGTCAGCCTATGCTCTTTAATGAGCGGTGAATGGCTCAACAGCCATTTCTTGTGCGTCACGCCAGCATCTCGCATTGCTTTATCGCGGGCGAAGTTGAACGCGGCGGCTGTCTCGGTGTTGGCGATTGTTTCCGACCGGGTTTGCTTGATGCCGTCAAAGGCTGTGCTGATCCTCGCCATCAATTCCTTTCGCGTCTCGCCGTGTTCAAGCCCTTGCTGGATCGTGTTCATCACTTCGGCGTGAATCTCGTCCGGTGCGTTGACGAGAAGGTTTGCGCGTATGTCGAGAAACGCCGTTGCAGCTTTGGCTGGCAATTTGAACGGATCGGCAGCGCCAACCTCGTCTAAAAGCTGTTGCCCTGCGACTCCAAGCGCAACGGATGATTCTTCTCGGAGTGCTGAGATAAAATCCTCTGCGAAAGCGGACCTATCGAAAGCCAATCGTTTCGCCAGTTTATCATTATCTCCTGCCGCTGAATGCATCGTTGACACGGCGTCCCCGTGGTAACGCTCGACATTCCGTAGCGTTTCGTGTTTCGCGTAATCGAGGATTCGATCAGCCGAAGATTTCATGCGGCGAATGATCTTCTCGCGTTTGGCATAGTGAATCTGTCCCGGCGTCAGTGGCTCGGCCTTCTGTACGGTCGTCATGCCGCCTTCACATATCAGCCTTAGAACGTTTCGCGCATCAGGCGGAGCCATTGTAGCCGCTGCGACTAGCGCGCGTTCAATCGAGTTCATTTTTTCAGGTATAAAACTCATGATTGAAGTTGTGATTGATTATCCCAAACGGTCGGCGTTGTTCCCGTAGCGGTGAAGACTACGCCGGTTTCGTTTGTGCCGCCCACATTGGTGAAGTCGTCGTCGGTTATGTAAAGCAAGATTCTGTAAGACGTTCCGATTAATAGCGTGCCGCTGGTTTGCGTGGTCATGGTGTCAGCCGGTCCTGTTGGATTCGCGTAAGTGTCAATTTGCGGCGTGAATTGTGTTGCTGGTCGCGGGACTGGATGCGTTCGCATCAACAGTTTGTTTTCGCTATTCCAATTTCCTGTACGCGGATTGACGTCAGGAACAGGAGGCTCAATCACAAACTGTTGCGCGGCGATTAACGCCAGCTTTTTCAGCGCCGCTTCAAATGCCAAGCGTCTTTCCTCGGTCTGTAGCTGCCGGAAGGACGGTGTTGCAATCAGTAAGCGCCAGCGCGCGATTGCAATCGCATCCTCGAATAACGAAATCGGAATTGTGCGCGGGTCGCTTGTCTGGTCCAGCGCGTAACCACCGGCAGCGATGTAGCCGCGCACCTCATCCGTGACGTTGACGACAATGAAATCAATGTTTGCAAATGGCAAGCCGGAACCGCTGCCACTCCCTTGCAACGTCCGAATCGAAGCGGCTTCGGCGATTGTGAACTCGCTTAGAACGTCTTCGGTAGTTAAGATTTCCCAACTCATCTTGTTAATTCTGCCAGTCCATCAGCAACATCATGCAATTTCATCACTAGCTTGTTATCTCGCACGAAAGCGGCGGCGACCGGCAGCAAATAGGTGAACGGTTTATTCCCGACGTCATGAACGAACATCACGCCGTCGTGACGCAGACGCGGCAACATATTCTCCATGTCGATCCTGCAACTCTCCTCTTCGTGGTCGCCATCTACGAAACCGACATCGAACATTTCTGTTAGATTGCGCACAATCTTTCTTCCATCGCCTTCCATTACTTCAAAGCGTCCGGCATAAGGCAGCAAACGTTCTTCGACCATTCGCTTTGTCTGCGTTCGCCCCTGCCAGACGAGGGAAAAGTTATCGACCAACACGGCGCGTCGGACCTTGCCAGTTATCAAAACCGCGTTGGCACTGTTCCCTGTTAGCGTGCCAATTTCGATGTAATCGATTTCTCGACCAAGTTTTTCGGCATGAGCGGCAACTGAGCACGCAATCAACTGATGGTAGTCGT